CTACATCTCGTCAACCACATACACAGATTCCTTATACATTATCTTATTACAGCCGGCTAATAATACAATCGCAAAAAACGCTAAAATAAGTTTTTTCATATCATTAATCTAAAAGTCAAACATACATCATTTTGCTATATTTGACTCAAACAGCCTATACGAATTACCAATTATAGCCATTCTCTTCTCTCCCTTAATTTCATAATCGTCATAACCTGATTCAAAATGAATTCGAATCTTGCTAATAACTGAGTTATTAAAAAAAGACATATCACCAATGCATCTTAGTATATCGGTATTCCCCGAATTAGTCACGATTGAAAACTTGCTATTTTTTAGCGAATGTATTCCGTCTGCTGTTTTAAATTGAATAAGCATGTCTTCATTGATAACATCCTCTACGCCATTTTTATAGACAAGATCAAAATACTTTATTTCATTTTCATATCGAAATCTAAAGAGCACGACATTTGTTAGATTTGAGCCAAGTTTCTCCCACGAAGTAGTCAAAAGCTGATGCCCGCTAAATTCATCAACTTTATTTTCTTCTATTTTTTGCGCATAGCACATCGCTGAAATAAACAGCAGAAGAATAAACAATATTCCATTTCTTAAAAATTCTCTCATAATCATTAAATATAGAGATTAAAAAATTATCATTTTCACTTTTTCTTCCAAAGACAAAATATGAATCATTATATCTTCTTTATTTTCATAATCTTTCAAAGACTCTCCACAAGTAGATAGTATGTTTAATACCTTCACTCTTCTATTTTCTTTTGCTCTTTTCATTTTAAGAGTGCTTATTTCATCTATAAATAAACTGTAATATTTATCAGCCGAACTAGAAATTCTAATATTAGTAATTCTATTTAATGCACATACAAATCCACATTCTTCTGTTCTAAAATAAATCGAATAGCCTTCTTCCATTCTCTCTGTAATCCATAAGAATTGTTCCATTGCTATATCATATCGCCCCATTATTGTATCCAATACATAACTATTGTATATCAGATCAACGCTCTCTTCTAAGATTTGCTTTCTTCTTGGAAATTCTACATTGAGAATAGCTTCCTTTGTCATTTCACCATATAAATCATTTATATGAGGATTAGAATCAGGAGCATAATTTATAGTACCATTTTTTTTCTTTGAGAATAATCGCCCAACAATAATTATTACCAATGAAATTACAACTGTTGCAAAAAGAGTCTTTAACACAAAAAACATACTTAAAGTATCTTATTAGTAATCACTCCTTTGACCATGAACACTTTTCTTATTTTGCTTTTATCAAGAATCATCTCATCAAATTCTTCTAAATTCTTTGGTACCAGGCGGAGCTTCGTTGGATCACCTTTGCAAGTTCTTATATATTTTACGGTCCTATATTCGTCCGTTACTATTAAATAGGCCTCTCCGGGCAATACGCTATCTAAAGATACCTCTTTAATAGCAACAATAGAACCATCATTAATATCCGGAGTCATTGAACGCCCATATACTGGTACCGCACAATCACAATTTTTAAAAGCTGGTATATTAAGGTAATATGACGGTATTGTAGTTTGGTCATTCATAATATTATCAAACCCAAGAGTTATATCTACATCGTAATAAGGCAACAAAGAAGGCATGGCATTCTTGCTTCTTGATACTTCACTATTATCCGTATTAAGCATATCCCCGAATCCGGTTTTAAGCCATTCAATATTTAGCTCTGGATATGACTTAGAAATTAAATCTAATTTCGTCCGACGAATAGTATCACCAACTTTAGAAACAAATCCATTCCCTAGATTACAGCTCTTTTCAAAGGAAGAAACAGTAATATTCAAATGACTAACAAACTGATAAAGCCTATTTTTCAACCCTTCCATTTCTATAATACAATATTAAAAAAACCTAATTATTAGAATTTATTTCTATTCAACATCTAATTGATTAGAATTTATTTCTATGTTTGCACTATAAAGTTAACGAAAACGATTTGTAACCAACAAATATTTTGAATATAAAATCAATAAAATAGAATACTTACTCTAATTAATCAACAATTATGGAAGCAAATTATGAAGAAATTAAAAAGAATCTGCCAGTGGGATGGCAAAAGAAAATAGCCGATACAGTCGGGTGCTCTCCCATAACAGTGACGAACGTTTTGGGACGCAGAAGTGATAAAAACATAAAATCACGGTATGCCATCGACGTACTTAGCTGTGCAATTAAGATGGCAGAAGAACACAAGAAAGCCATTGATAAAATCTCTAATCAAGCAAAATCTCTATAACAATGGAATTGGCAAATACTACACTAACCAAAAGAGAAAACCAGATTGCCGGCTTGGCCGCATGCGGTTTAGCTAAAAAAGAGATGGCCGACAGACTGGGCACTGCCTACGGCACCATCAATGTGCTCTTGGATAAAGCATATAAAAAGACAGGAACAAGCAAACTGAATGAGCTTGGCTCTTGGTGGCTCAATAGAGCATTTGCTCTAAACATAGACTTCGCACAATTGCAGAAAACAATCATTGCGATGTCACTATTAGCACTCATCGTTTTCCAACTCACATTCGACATCAACGTAAACGCTCGCGCAATGCGTAGATCACGAATCAAGGAAAACGGAATTGAAGAGATATACGAATTCTAAATCATAAACCACAGGCAACATAGCATAGCGATGTGAATGCGTTTCGGATAGTTAACAAGCTCAGTACACATATAAAGTCATTTTAAGAAACAGCCTAAGATTATGGATAGATACATTGAAAATATCATTGCAAGTAGCATCAAGATTGGAACAATTCAAACTTTGAAGTCACTTGGTTTACTCTCCGAAGTGATAACAATAACACAGGCAGAGAGAATATATGGAAAACGCCTAATAAAAGAATGGCGCGAAAAAAGCTGGATAAAACTTTATCCGGCAAGGAATAAGGAAAGGGGAAGATATTACGTAAAGAGGTCCGAAGTCGAAACGGCCAGTTCGATGATGGACATTTACAATAAATTACCTGATAACATCATTAGCCAAATTATAAAGAATGAATAACAAAGTCTCCTCATCCCCTACCCTAGCCAAGCTCCAGGAAGAAATGGGGCGAAGACTAAAAGAACAGGAAGATCAGAGAAATAACTCTGTAAGGACTGAAATCAAATTCACTCCGGGAGGACCAAGGCCGACTACAGAAATAGACCTTGCTATAATGAAGGAATACAAAGAAGGCCGTTACTCCGGCGATTAATAACTATTTAAAACCAAAAGATTATGTCAAACGCGATTCAAGTCAAATTAGAAGATTTAAACTCTCTTCCGGCAACAAAGATTGTCGAGAATGAAAATGTAGAAAAGAAGTTCATCCAAATGTATAACGCGATTTGGGGCTCTCAAATGGGCGAACAAGTATATCACAAAGAAGTATTCAATTTCCAAAAGCTATTGCGTGAAAGCCCGGCTGTTGCAGAATGCAGCAAGATGTCGCTATATGGTTGCTTCCTTGACATGGCCGTAAATGGACTATCACTTGATAATACAAGCCATCCTCATTGTTACCTGATTCCTCGAAACGTAAAGACCGGACACAAAGATGAAAGCGGCAGAGATGTATATGAAAAACGCGCATCTGTATCTGTAACAGGTTACGGCGAATTAATGATGCGCATGCGTGCCGGGCAAATACGATATGCAGACAATCCGGTAATTGTGTATGAAGGTGATATATTTTCAATTAGCCTAGATAACGGAGTTAAAAAGATAACCTATTCAGCTGCTATTCCACGTAAATCTAATAAAGTAATAGGTGCCTTTATTCGCATCGTTCGCTGTGATGGTTCTGAAGATTACCAATGGCTTCTTGAAGGTGACATCCAACGCCTAGCCAAATTCTCGGCAAAAAATAACTCCTATTACAAGAATGGCCAACGTGTGGAAGGTAAAGCCAATGACCTTTACTATTCACAAGACGGAGGCATTGACCCGGGATTTCTTGAAAACAAAATGATTAAGCATGCCTTTGATGCCTATCCCAAGGTACGTACCGGACAATATACAATCATGCAAAGTCAAGAAGAGGACGCAGTTATTGACTACGGAATTGAGACCGGTGAAGAAACTGACGATTATTCAAAAACGCCATTTGGAGAAGACAAACAGCTAGAAGCTCCGGTTCCCGTTCAAGTGGAAGTCACCGAAGCAGACGAAAACGAAGGATTCTAATAACTATTTAAAACCAATCATTATGTCTACAGAATTAATAAAAGTAGAAGAATTTTCATCTATTATGAAGACTGCTCCTGGTATGTTGCAACGCAATCAACAATCAGTAGAAGGAGCTAATAATGCAGGTCAAACGCTTCTTGACACAATAGAGGCCAATGGAGGTATGAACGATGCTCTTGATGCACAAGTTGCATCCTATCTTAATAAGATCAAGGTGACGAAAGATAATATGGAGGCCAGACGTAAGCCATTAACCCAACTGTTTGATCAGATGCGTAAAGTATTCACATCACTTGAAGGCGAAGTCGACACAAAGAATATGACTACTATTCCCGGTAGGCTTGTTGACATGCGTAATAGGTACGCAGCGCAGAAAATAGCTGAAGAGAAAAAGCGCCAAGCCGAGGCATTAAGAATGCAGAATTTTAATAATGAAAAAGCATCGTATAAGAGTTCCTTGGAATTGGCTTTAAGCCACCATTACAATGACTTCTTCAATAATAAAAGCACTCTCATTGCACAGGTCTGGAGCAATATCAATTTCGCAAATTTTGCAGAAAAGGCAAAAATGATTAAAGAATGGCCTTTGGTATATCCTCAGGAGCATTTCAACATGTTCCGCGATACATTCTGCTCTATCTATCTGGACCCGGAAACCAAAGCAGCCATCAAGGCAGAAGTGATGAGAGGAAAGTATGATTCATTTGCCAAACAATATCGATTCGACATGGAAGATTTAAGGCAGTCATACATCGATCGCCTGCCATCCCTTCAAAAAGAGCTAGAGGAAACCGAAAGAATCCGAAGAGTTAACGCAGAAGAAGCTAAACGCATCGAAGCTGAACGCAAGCAGAAAGAGCTGGAAGAGCAAACCAAACGCGATCTCGAGGCTAGGCAACAACAAGAGCGTGCCAAAGCAGAGGCAGAAGCATCCGCACAGGCAAGCCAAATGAATTCACTCTTTGACTCTGCAGCAGCTGCCACCATTGCGCCAACTCCTGTGAAAGCTAAAATCACAGAAAAGATACAAGTGCTACATCCGGCCGGCATCATTGAGATATACCAAATGTGGTGGATTAATGAAGGGCAAAACCTTCCTATTGATGAGCTTGAAAAGATTCATAAGAAGATGATAACCTTCTGTGAAAAGAAGGCAAATAAGGATGATGAGCGCATCAAATCACAGTACGTGCAATATATCGAGGACGTAAAAGCAAAGTAAGATGAGCAATCCTGATACATACTTTCTCCGCAAAGAAGTGAGCAACTCAGACCTGACAGAATTAAAGAACTTCCTTTATCCTCGTACACAATACGGGGATAAGGAGAAGGCCTTTAAGTTCGGGACTCTTATTGATGCAATGATTACTGAGCAGGATCGTGTCAATTACTACAAATTAACCGTGGATGATGTCGTGTATACAAAGGAAGATTTTGAGTTAGCTACAGAGATGAAAAAAGCGCTCCGGATGGAAGCAAGAAAAGATCAGTTTCTGGCACAAGTACTTGAAAAGTCAGACACACAAAAGTTCATGATCAACAAGAATCAAGAGTTTGAGTACGGGAATTTCAAATACACTCTTGACACGCGTTGTAAATGGGATTGGTGGCTTGCACAATTCGGTTTTGGCGGAGATCTAAAGTCAACATTTGCCGAATCACAGAAGCAATTCAATGAGGCAATTGATTTCTTCGATTGGGATCGTTCACGCGCTTGGTACATGGATATCGCCGGAAGTAATCAAGATTTTATCTATGCTATCTCCAAGAAGAACCTAAAAATATTCAAAGCCTTCATCAAAAGAGGGGACCCGATATATTTGAAAGGAAAGGAGAAGTACGATGAACTAGCCTTCAAGTACTGGATGCTACTAACTTAATAATAGAATAAACAATGAACCTCAACATCACACCAAAAGATCGGATATTCTCCGAGCTAACCGACATAGACGGTTTCCTGAATATCACCATGAGCGAAAACCCGGAAGAAGCACTGCAAAGAGGCAATGATCTAACCGCCTATATTGCACGCACAGGTAAGCTACTTGCAGATGCCAAATACCATCTTAATGAGTCGAAAAACTCCGAAGTAATGGAAACATTAAGGGAAACCGCTAAAAATGCCAAAGCAACAGCTAAGGCCGTCAACGCTCTAGTTGATTCTATCTGTCGGGAAGAGCAATATCTGGTTGATTGGTGCGAAAGAGCAAATCGAGCTGCTACCCATCAGCTTTCATGGTGTGTAACTGTAATCAGCAAGGCCAAAGAAGAAATGAAAATGGCCGGATTTAATAATAACAACGTAAAACGAAATTTCAATGAATAAACGAGACTCCATCAAGTGTATCTTCTGGTTTGTCATAGCGATCCTACTGATTGGTACCGGAAATGCGCAACCACTTAAAAGCGGTATTGCCGCCTTAGGGTGTCTAATAATAATCAGCCTTGCAATATACTCTATCGTCAAGGCAAAAGACGAAAACTTCTAATAACAGAGATGGAGAAGTGGCGGAATTGGTAGACGCTAACGACAATACTAAGCCAGTCAAGCGGTTCGGAGGCTGCAAGCAACCCAAAGACCGAGGTTGCAATGCCCGAAGAAATATCCGATACTGGTTTACCGGTTCGAATCCGGTCTTCTCCACAATATCAATTTTGATAGAATATAAAAGCAATAATCAGCATGGAAAATCCTAAAAATGTAATCGAAAAGGCTTCTTTGAGAGCCGATCGATGCGAGGTAACTTACAAAGAGAAGTATACCGAAGCAAACTACACGAATGAAGTAAGCAAGAAATGTGATCAAATCATTCATAGCGATTTGAAAGCAGCTTTTGCAGCTCTCGTTCCTTTCCTGGTAACTGTTACAGAACAGCCGGAAGCAAAATTATTTAATCGCTCAAATATCGACAGCGTTCCCACAGAAGCAATTCAAAAGGAAATTGATAAATACGTTGTCACCGGTTACTCCCATGGAGGAAGTGATGAATCTGCAGGCGTGACAATCATTGGCCAAAAGATTCTCAAGTCCGGGCAAGTGCTCAATCTCATTGCTCCATTTACCAAATTTTCTTCTGATGATGCCGTAGATGGTTATTCTTATGGTTCAGAACTTGATTTAGCTATTCAACGTTGCGACTGGGAAGTATCTGAGTATTTATTCTCTGAAAAATACGGTGTCAAACAAGAGCAGCTGGATTTCGAATCCGATGCACCCGTTGATGCCAATATTGAGCCAAAGAAGAAAGGCAAGGGAAGAAAGAAGATGAACATAGAGGAAGCAAAAGTATTTGACGAAACGGCGTAATTAGTAACAAATGGAGTGTCGACAAGGCACTCCATACAATAAACCAAAGGCGATGAATATTATTCTAAAAGACAACATGTTTGAGCTACAATTCAAGTACAGACCTATCATCGTTGATAGAATCAAACAGATAGAGGGTCGCAAATACGATGCAATCAGGAAGATATGGAAAGTTCCTGCATCCAAAAGAGTCGAGCTCGAACGTTTAGCATACCAAATAAGACAAATAGAACCGGTTACATGGGGAGGCGATCAATCAGCACATTCGCGTGAAGAAGAAAAAACGTATGATCTTCCCGTTCTCCGTCCTCTTGACCGTCCTCACGGTTTAAAAATAACTCCTTACCCTTATCAGCTAGAAGGAATACAGCGTGGGCTAGAGTTTAAACGATTCATGAACACGGACGAACCGGGTCTGGGCAAAACATTGCAGTCAATTGCAACGATTAATATAGCAAACGCTTTTCCTTGCTTGGTCATTTGCCCTTCATCTTTAAAAATCAATTGGGAACGTGAATGGCACAAGTTTACCGACAAAAAAGCAATGGTATTATCTGATAAGGTACGCGATACATGGCCGTTCTTTTGGCAAACAGGTATGTACCAGGTATTCATTGTCAATTATGAATCGCTGAAGAAATACTTTGTGCAGCGAATTAAAAAATCAGAGGGTTGGACCCTTCGCGATGTTGAGTTCAGACAATCAATCGGTCTTTTTAAATCAGTTATCATTGATGAAAGCCATCGCTGTAAATCATCCTCTACCCAACAGGCCAAGTTCTGCAAAGGTATTTGCAAGGGTAAAGAATACATCATTGAATTAACCGGAACACCCGTTGTAAACAAGCCAAAGGATTTAGTACCTCAACTGTCTATACTTGATCGCATGGATGATTTCGGCGGTTATAAAAATTTCGTTGACCGTTTTTGTTCCGGACCAAACGAAGCAAGTAATCTCAAAGAGCTCAATTACTTGCTCTGGACTCATTGCATGTTTCGGCGTGAGAAATCGCTTGTATTGAAAGATCTTCCTGATAAAGTACGTCAGGTTCTCACATGCGAAATAACCAACCGGAAAGAATACAAGGATGCAGAAAGCGATCTTATAAGTTATCTACAGAAGTATAAGAATGCGGATGATGAGAAGATTGCGCGTGCAATGCGTGGAGAAGTGATGGTACGCATCAACATACTTCGTCAGGTAGCGGCCAGAGGAAAAGTAAAAGAAGTTATTGAGTTCGTCAAGGACTTCCGGGAGAATGGGCAAAAGATCATTCTTTTTTGCTCGCTTCATGAAGTTGTAGACCAGCTTAAGAAGCATTTCCCTACGGCTGTATCAGTTACCGGGAGAGATTCAGCGGAAGAAAAGCAGGCGGCTGTAGACTCCTTTCAAAAGAACCCAAAAACAGATATTATAATCTGTTCAATCAAAGCTGCCGGAGTCGGGCTTACGCTTACATCATCCTCGAACGTGGCCTTTGTTGAGTTCCCATGGACGTATGCAGACTGTTGCCAATGCGAAGATCGTGCCCACCGTATCGGACAAAAGAATTCGGTTACAGTTTATTATTTCCTGGGAAAAGGGACAATCGACGGAAAAATATATCGGATCATCCAAACCAAGAAAAGCATTGCTAATGCGGTGACCGGTTCCACCGAAGCCATTGAAGAGAATATTGTAGATATGATTGCAAACATCTTTAATTCAAATGACAATGAAGAAGACGAAGAAACTTTTTAAAGCGATTAATCAGATTCCGCTTGAATCAATCGCTTATATAATATGTATAGCATTTATCGCTATAGCTTCCTACCTGATTTATTACGCAGCGAATCTTTTATTTTACTGCTCATGAAATACGTAATCACTCAGGTGAAATACTGTACAGAGGAAGGTATTCTGATGGTGGAATGTGATTCTTATCGGGTCCTATACACTACAGACAACCTTTCTCATTTAAGAGGAAAGCTTCACGCTGCTTTTCCGTGTAGAAATATCTATTTCATTTATTACGAAATACGATAAATAGAGATAGTAACAATAGAATAAAGAAATACTATAATCATTGAAAGTAAATACATTTCAAACAAGAGTTAAAAATAAAAATGCTTATACTTCAGTGCAAATGTGATTTAATAACAGAAAATAAACTTTTTTGCTTTTTTATTTTGCAAATTGTTTAACATTGTCTACATTTGACAAAATTATAATCTTATATAAATATGAAAACAATTGTTTTTTTTAATAACAAGGGAGGAGTTGGCAAAACTACATTTACTTTTCATTTGGGATATGCTTTAGAAAGAATTGGTAAGAAAGTATTATTTGCAGATTTAGATCCACAATGTAATTTGACTGCACACATATGTTCTGACAATATAATAGATGAGGCATGGTCAGAAGATGGGAATAGCCTTTATAAAGCTATTGAGCCTATTGTGACTGGCGCTGGTGATGCAAAAGTGATAGAGCCATATAAAGTAAAAGATAGAAATATATGGATATTCATTGGTGATCTGCTACTCTCTGATTTTGAAGGAGAACTTTCAAATGCTTGGACACAAATTCTGGCAGGTCAAGAAAGGGGATTTCGTGTTACGTCTTCTTTGCTGAGAATAATTAAAGATTTTGGACATAAAAATGATATTGATTATATTTTAGTAGATTTAGGTCCAAATTTAGGTTCTTTGAATAGAGCTATATTATTAGGTTGTGATAACTTTATAATACCAATGATACCAGACCTGTTTTCATTAAGAGGATCACAAAATATTGGTAGAGTTTTTGCAGATTGGATTGAAAGCTATAATTATTCAAAAGAGCGGATCAGAGCTAAAATCGACTTTGACTTGCCTGATGGGACACCTAAATTTTCAGGATATATTCTACAGCAATTCAATGTTTATAGACAGAGAAAAGCTAAAGCTTATCAAAATTGGGGGAACCAAATACCTGAATATATTCAAAGATACGTTATTGATCCCTTAACAAAGGAAACATTTGAATATCTTGATTTGGTTCTAAATATTGAGGATTATAAAATCGCTGATTTTAAGAATTATCATAGCCTCATTCCGTTAGCTCAGGAAGCCCAGAAACCTGTTTTCGAACTAAATAGTAAAGATGGAGTAATTGGTGGTCATTATCAGTATGTAGATTCTTGTAATACAGAATTCGAAATTATAGCAAATAAATTTGTAGAAATTGTAAAGTAACAACTGTCATGCATTTCAATTTATTTTACTACTGAATAACTTTACTAAGGAGCTATTCAGTAGTATATCTATATTTTATGAGAAACCATTCTCATGAAATCCTATTCAACCGAAAAATGTATTACCTGTGGACGTGAAACCGTTTCTGTAGTCAAAACAGATGGTGGATATATATGCTATAACTGTTATGCAGAAAAGCGCAATCCAACTAAAAAAAAGCGTGTAGTCAAGCATGAAGAAGCAGACATGCAAGCTGAATTCTTCGATAAAGTTTTCAAACTCTTCCCCACCCTTCCCCGGAAACTTCTTTTTGCAGTACCCAATGGCGGCAGCCGGAACAAAATAGAAGCAGCCAATATGAAGCGGCAAGGCGTTAAAGCTGGAGTAGCTGATGTCATTTTGCTTATCCCCAAAAAGGGTTATGCTTCTTTGTGCTTAGAGTTTAAAACCTCTACTGGGCGACAATCAGATGAGCAGAAAGAATTTCAACGGCAAGCAGAGGCTTGCCGGAGTAAGTATGTTGTTGTTAGGTCGGTTAGACAGGCGATAGAAGAAATAAGAGTATACCTCTACGCTCCTATTAAAAAGACAGTTGATCCTTCTCTCCTGAATAAATTAGGATAATTCTTTATTCGCCCATGTATCTGATATGGGCTTATAGCGCTTCCATCTTTTTTGAGATAACACTTATTTTCATTAAGAGCGTCTGCTATCTCTGTTGTGGTCATAGAATGCCCTTTCTCTTTTAGTAATTCTACTATAACTTCATGTAATGTCATCATAATATAAATATCAGATAAATTCCATCTGCAAAAATGCAATTTTTATATGTATTTTTTCGAAAAAGACATATAAAAATTCCTGTTTAGCGGGATAATTTTTCACAAAAGGAGGATTTGCATATAATTTCCCTTAAACATTCTAGATTTGTGCCCCTCCTTGTGAATCACAATGTCGGTTTCCTTAACCCAGGTTAATCCTTAACCGCTGAACTATCATCAACAAGAAAGCGTGACATAATTTTATTTACACAATCCAGAAAATATAGATATATTTACTTACACTCAAGCAATATTTAATGACAATTATTCTCATTTTTTTTCATTACAGAGAATATACTTTGGGGAAAATAATCGATAAAAATCCATCTAAATTCTTATTCTCTTTATAATTAGGATTTAACATTATCTCTTCTTTCCATATTGAAATATGGTCGCCTTTTTTTTTACTCTTAAAATTATTCAGTTTCCCTTTTTCGCTTTCAGCAGCCATAATAAATAGATGAGAATACTCCAAATGCCTATGCTTTACATCATTAGCAAGACTGGACATGTTTGGCAAATCACAGTTTAAGACAACATTTACCAATACTGATAAAATTCGTGTAATGAATCTCCAATTATCATGTAATAATAAATAATATTCCTGTTTTTGCGATTCTATGAGAGTTGGTGTATTTTGTATTCGATTATAGAATTCTAACAAAGAATAATTAACAACCGTATTTTTAGAAGATTCATTAGCCCCATCTTTTGCCTCACCTATTTTTTGTTGAAGATTATTATATATGAGTTTACCTTCATCATTATTAATCTGATAACCTGACCTCATAATAATATAAACAACATCAAAAAAAATGTTTTTTTGATGATATTCTCTATAACAACTTTTATCTACAAAACGAATTAAATTATTATTTTTCGTGAAAATAGAAGATAGGTTAACCCAGTTAAAATCGCTATTAAATAAATGCACAAAGACCTGTACTTTATTTAAATCTTCAATGTTAGAAGAAAAGAGGGCTTTTTCAAAGTTCTCCTTCAATACATCGATAAATAGTTGTGTTTGTGAACTTGGCAATTTAAGATAATAATCCCAAAGAGATTGGGACTGAATCTCTTTGGGATTATTATCTATTTTAATTTCAAAAGATTTCCTTAAATATGCTTGATCCAACTTCCTGAAATACTCTACAACTCTCTCCAACCGACCAATATCATCGACATTAAGGAATAAATCAGTCTTTTGCTCCAAAATAAATGTTGCAATATCTCTATTTTTCTCCTGAGGGCTAAATTCTCGATTTGAGATCTTATTCACCAAACACTTCATGCTTTTCAACAAGCCTGATTGCGCATCGCTAGGAAGAGAATTAATCCTTTCGTAAGCTTGAGAATTTTCATTTTCTAGCAGAGAAATAATCCTATCGATTTGAATTTTGTAGATATTCGAAGGAGATTGAGGCTGAAAATAAGGGATTTTTTGTTTTTCTTTCAATTCTGCTTGCAATTTACGTTCCAATTTGATACGATTCTCTTCCGCATCAACCAGATAAACTTTATAATCGGACTGCCTGAAATGCAAAGCAGATAACAGAACAAGTTCAGATTTCATCCGATCATCCCTGATTTTACCATTCTCCTCCCAAAAATCCACATAATAACACTTCAGATAAAGGTTATTCTCCTTTTCGGAAAGTGCAATAGCCTCCTTGTCCAGAACAAATACATTATAAACATTGGACACGAGAATATCCTTCTGCGCAAAGAGTTGCTTTTGAGAATCATCAGAGAAACTATCAAATATCCAAAGAATAAATATGCCCTGCTTCCGGTAGAAGACCTCCCTTTCAGTGATAACGCTCAGGAATGTTGTGGATAATTGCAATTCAAATGCAATTTTCTTGTCTGGGAATTCAGCAAAGACATCCGGCTTCCTCCATTCCTTCGAAACACGTTGGTCCCTATACACCTTCTCCACAAATACATTTTCATCACCCAGCCGTGGCGATTCCATATTCTTTAGTCTCTCCGCAACGAAATATTTTAATCTCTCATGCGTCTTGCTCTCTTTGGATCCATTGTATTTAATGCGGAGAACCACATCTTTCGAAAGTTTGACGCCCTCTTTGTAATCACATCCTTCGCCCTCGTGCTGAAAGTGCCTGAAATGGAGTGTTTGCATCTTATGACCTATTCCACCAATAATCCGCAATTCCTTTTTGCAAGAACCACATAAAAACGTTTTTTCCTGTTTTTCCAGCTTTTTTCTCAATACAAAAAGATTGGTATCTCCCAAATATAAAGAGTCTTTGTTTGAAAAAAAATCTGCGCTGTCCATTTCAATAAAATCACCATCGGTTACATCAAAAAAAGATTTGATTGTATAATCCAGCTTCTTTTCCATAATTGCGTTATTTAGAAACAATAAAAGCAAACATAATTATCAAAATATTTACAATAAAAAATATGTGTTCATAAAAAAACACGTACATACAAACGCCCTCTCTTTGCAACTCAATTTCCCCAAAAACAATTTCTATTTCCAGTTTGGCAGAATAAATGTCCAATAAAGTTATACTTTCATATAAATTGGCTCAAACAATTGCAAGTTCTAATATATAGAAAAACCAACAATAATCCGTAGGGTTTATGATTTCTTTGATTCAGAAGACAGATAATCTAATATACCAATATGTACTGAAGATGCAGGACACTCACCTTTTTTTATTGATTTAACTAGATCCTCTCTTGATATCCCAAATTTATCTGATATATAATGAAGGTGAGGACGTTGCCCCTGCTCTCCCGATTCTTTACCAGCTAAGCCTCTAAATGTTAAATAAAAGCAGTGCCATTCATCACCTCTATCTACTACTTTTGCCACTATTTTTTTTGTCTGTTCTATAACAGCCTTCATTTGCCCATCAGATAATTCAGTTTCGCCAACAAAACGGACGCTTCCACCTTCTTTTATTTCTATCATTTCGGGCAACTGCTCTTTATCGACATTTGGAGGAGTAGCTTGATAATGATATTCACTAAAAGTATACCCCTTATTTTCAGCATCAATTAATAATGCAAATAATTGTTTAGGAGTTAATGTTTGCCCCCTCATTAAAGAAATCTGTTCTTTCTTTCTTTTACCACCATCTAATAGAGACAAGAAATTATCAGGCAGTCTTGTTTTTGCAAAATCACTTAGTATTCCTTCTATTATTTTTGTAGCTTGAAGATACCAATAGTCGTCAGATAAGTTTTTCAATTCAGGATGTACTCTTACAGCCATATCCTGAATTAGTGTTTTCTTTGCTTCAAGTTGTGTCTCTACAAAAAATACAACAGGACTAACATATTCAACATCTTCTAGTTGAGAAGCATATGTGATACTATGTTCATTATCATCTATAAAGGCTTGGATTTTCATCATTATAAAACATTGCTGTCCCATTAAAATCGAAGATAATTCTTTAGAATACTTGAAACGTAGTTAGTTACAGGGATTTTCAAAGTAAACGGACTTGAAATCGTAGCTCGCATCGGATTAATCTGATAACATGCGTCTAAAAGCGGGTCCCTTCTTCTAGCCCTTGTAGCTAACTAATTCTCAAATAACAAAGAACGATCTGGACCAAATGGGTCAAGTTTATTCTTTTTCTAATAACATCCCAATTTTAATGGGACACTAGTGATTATAAAAATTAAATAAACATCCCTTAATACAAAGTGCACAAGATACTGCTTATTTTTTTCTAAACAAGCAAAAATGACAAACAATCATACTCATAATGCTAATTTTATTAGTATTAAAGATATATAGAGTGCAAAAATTAAAGCCCCACCAAAATTGGTAAGGTTTACACACATTTTCAACGAACCCAAAGACTCAGGATGCACGATACTGTCTCTATTTCTCTCTTGAATGAAATAGCCCTTTTCTCGTCTCAATTTCCCAATATCCTTTTTTGGAATTATAGATAAGACGGTCTCTAAAATATGGTAAAAGCATCATAGCCGAATCAACAGTTTCACCCGTCGCATTCTCTACCGTTAAACGATAATGACCATAACTCACAAAATCCCTACCGATTAGCTTTACTTTACTTGCTTTCATTGCATCAGGCATTAAGAGCGGATACAAAGAACGGTTCCGCTTTCCCGTTGCGTTACATATCACAAAGATACAGTGAGACCATTAAGCCATCACACGGGGGTCGAAACCGTATATATACAGAAGCCACAGGTATCAAATAATACCCGTAGCTTATTAGACGAGACTTCCGTCTTTGTGATAACATGTAACGCAGTGCAAATATGGGGAAATTATAGGAGATTAGCAAAAACGGAAAAGATTATCTCCTTTCACCCCTGAAAACAAGCAGTGAAAGAAGAAGAAGAGCACAGTAGTGAAGTTTAAATATTTCCAGTATATAATATTTATTCAGAAGGCGTTTCGTTATACATCCTTAAATATGATCCCCCGATTTGATTTTCAACAGTTTTAACAACAATTGTCTTATCAAAAAAAATCATATAACAATGATGCAGACTTAATATTAAATCCTGAAGATAATCATCTTCTTCCATGTCTTCTATAATTAGACCTACCTTTTTACATGTATCCTTAGATATATGCCTATCATGTGATTTACTTTCACTATGTTCTGCGAATAATTTAATAATATTAGAAGCGTCACTAATGCTAATTGCAGGATTACCTGTTATCCATTTATCAGCTAAAGCCTTAGACCAATCTATGGCATTCTTACATGATATAAGAAAGGTAGGCGTATATTTAGATATTAAAACCTGCCACAAACCCAAAGATGAAGGATTCTCTTGAACTTCTTTTTTAGCAGTTTCAAATTCATCTAGAGCTTCCTGACAGGATATACCCCTGTGTTGTGGGTCAATGGGGCCAAGATTAGACTGTTTTCCCATCATTATAGACGAACAAGACAAGGCTATCATCGTTCCTGCAGACATCGACATCTGGGGAATAATAGCTCTTATATTTCCATTAAAGATAGAGTGCAAATAATCGACTATACTTTCTGTTGCCGCAATACCACCTCCAGGTGTATGCAAAATCAAATCTAGTCCCTTTGTTTTATCCAACTTATAAACAGCTTGCATAAAAGCGTTTTTATCCGAGTCATTAATATCTATATTAGGCGCTTGCGGTTTAGTCAACCAAGACGAATAATAGGTTATTACATTTCTCCCTGTACACTGACATATCTTATCTAAATAATCAAATCTTTTTTGGTTTAAAAAATCAATGACATTTCCCGATGCATCTGTTTCGTTTAATAGCTCGCTCCAACTAGACATTTTATTAATTTTTAGATTTAGAAATACCCTCAGCAGTTACTGCTTGCCCATAATCTTTATTTTCGTATGCAGATAACTGAATATAATTACCGTGCAAAAACATCGGCTCTGAATGCAACAGAGGTGAATCATCAAACCCATGCATAAAGATATTGTAGTCAGCTAACACCTCTTGATTTATGGCGTTTCTTTTTTTATTCTTATCATTTTCCATAACATATATTATTTTTACAGATAAAATCAACAAGGTTATATATATATTTAATTCAAATGGCAATTAATTAAGAAGCTCTTTTTAGTTGGATTGTCACATTTACTAATGACCGTAGCGCCTTCTATCTTTTTCTTTTTTTCCTAAGATTGGCCCTCTTTGCTTGTGATGGTACAGCCTGTTTAGACATAATATTTCGTTTCTGCCGTTCATCATTTAATCTAGCTTTTTCAACAAAATCAATCCTTTCGCTTGTTGGGAGTTGAAATGACACTGTTGTTTTCCCATTAACATTAGTTATAGCAAAATCCCCACGAGTAATAACATCCATTCCGATTATAGCATCAAATAGTCCACCTTGATCGGCACATTCCGTTACTCTGACTCCAGATAATCCAGAGTGATTTGGCAGCATAATGTTTACCAAATACACATTACAAATAGACTCTCCACCAGCGTGTCTTGATTTCACTAATGTAAAAGGTTTTAATCCTAATCTTTTGGCGCAAGATGGAGTTATTACGCAATTTGTCGCACCTGTATCCCATAATGCGTTAATTTTCAAAAATCTAGAATCACCCTCAGGTAATTCACCATATTGGGGATCTGAAACACTTATAGGAGTTATGATTTCTCGAATGATGCCAATTGCATCAAAAGTGAATGATCTCATACTTACTGCCATTTCTTTTAGAATGTGACTCTTGTTCTAAACGTTTGAGTATAACTTTCCTCACCTGGACGACATTCTTGAATCAAAAATGTTCCAAGTTCGTATGCGGCAACGGATTTATTGTAGGCTTCTATTTCAGAAGAATAATCACCCACAACTTTTTCCCCTTTTATAACAATAAATCTACCGTTGTATTTTTTCACCAACTCATCTTGATTGTCAAGATAAAATTGAAATTCGTCTTCTAACATGGTGATTGGGTTTATTATATAATTATTATTCGCAAAGTAAACTATTTATTTGAAACAACCTACTGTTTATTGACAATATTTAGTTTTATTTCGCATTATGCGAAAAACATTGCACCATGCAGCATGAATCACATCATGCAATAAAAACATTTACCTTCCCATCAGCTTACGTAACATATCTAACCGCCCCGTCTTTTTGCGCATTCTTATCACCAAAGCAATGCCCCCCACTATCCAAGCAATCCCACCCGTCCAGATAAATATCTTTTGCCACCAGTTCAACTTCTTTTCAACTTCTCTGGTGACAATAGATTGTGTCATAGTCTTCTTTCCCACTGTCGTTTCTTTAACGGGCAAATAAACCGTATCACGTGCTGTTTCAAAGTTGGCTAACAGGTTGCCCAGACTATCCAATTTAAACTGTAATTTCACTCTTTTAGTGTGTTCCTCATCGAACCACCTGAGTACAACTTTCCCATTCTCATCACATTCCAAGAGCGCTCTTATCCTCGCTGTATCTTCCGGCAAAGCATAGGGCACTAACTTCTCAATGAAAACAGAATCGTACTTAGTCTCCGTTTTGGAAGTCAATTGCTGTGTTCTACAGGAAGTAAACCATACTACTCCAGTAAAGAATATGGCTATAATATAAATTAAACGTTTCATTTCTTAATTCCTTTCATCTCATTAAGTTCTTTTTCGGCATCAAGCAGGTAGAAATAATCTTGCATAGAAATTTTCCCCTGCAAGGCTTGTTCTCGATGAATCGGTTCTCTGCTCTTAACAATCACACTCTTTTGTGTGCTGCACCCCGCCAATAGCGGGATTGCAGCGATAAACAATATCTTTCTCATAAGGTTTTTATTAAAGAGTACGCTATCAATAAAAAGAAAAGTAATTTGTCACATTCAAAACTTTTTTATAAAAATTGAATAACGTACCCAAATTGAAATTATATTTGTATGTCACATTTAAAATTTTAATATTATGGAATTCTCCCCGATAGCACCAAACCTATGGATAGGTAATAGTCCTGAATTTGGAAATTATAATCATGATATAGTTTACAATCTGTTAAAGTCTATAGATATTAACTTTTCATCTTGCTTGGAAGTTGCTCCATTTAGTACTTGCGAATGCTATATCATGTATCATCCTGATTTTCCGATGTGTTCTAAAATAGAAAATAGACACATCATCTTCTTAAATACTTCTGACAATTATTGGAGTCAATGGACTTATCAATTTTCCCATGAATACTGCCATCATTTGATAAATAGGGACATGTCTGGTGAATTTAAAGGTTTAAAATGGTTTGAAGAGACCATTTGTGAACTGTCCTCGATGTATCATCTCCATAGATTACATGAGCAATGGATTAATTCCGCTAATCCAATACAATGCTGCTACGCCCCTTATCTCAAGGATTATAAGGATAACTTGCTTTCAAAGCATTCTCAACTATTTTCAGCCACTTCTCATCCGGGCTTTCTACAATCTTGGCTACCGATTTTAAATGAACCGACCTATCATCGAGACTATTACAATACACTGGCTGCAAAGATGTTTCCATTATTTGTTGAGAATCCTTTTCTTTGGAAGATAATTCTTCATTTTGGAGACACGTGCAAGTGGAGTTCTTTGAATGAGCTTTTCGAACATCTACATGTACAGGCTGACAACAGCTATGCTTACTCTTTGAAGAATTTGAATAATCTTTTGTTATCATAGTAGATTCCAACCCCTTTCTACATCTTCCATCACAGGTGGAACAGCATTCTCGACTTGACTGATTGCGGCCGCAAAAGCGCACATAGTTGCCTTATCATTAACATCCGGCACATAGGTAGATGGTACTTGCATCTCCCTACACACACGGGTGACATAACCCGATGTATTATTTTCGTTTTCAGGTGCCCAACGTTTGATGAAGTCAGCTATTGTTTTGCACCCCCATTTATTGCGGTAATTCTGTAGCGTCCGAATTAGCGCCCTATAACCGTATGGCATACTAGTAAACTGGAAGAAAGACTTATCTGTCTGTTTCTCTCTTAGACCCTGCCACTTATCTTTCGTTATCCGGATATTGCCCGGATTGTTATTTCTTAAACCTCTTGCTGTCATTTCGATTCCTCCTTTCCTGAATTCATATAATCCACAATGGCTTTAGCGATCTCGGCAGGATCTGCTTTAGATTTTGCCAACTCGCTGGCCAATATACCCACCTGTTGATACTCAAACTTAACTTTATCCTCTGCCTTTTCAAATATGGATTTGATCTCTACAAGGCCTATACCAATTGCTCCGCATAAGGTAATTAGCGGGAATACAGGCCAATGGTAATCATAATAATTATCCAAGTACCAGATACCTCCCATCTGCAAAACGTCTACGACAGTCAACGCAATCAAGGCGTTGTAGTACCTAGCTATTTTGTCGATCGTCTTTCTATACGCATAACTAGACTTAGCTTCACCTCTCTTTTCAGCTTTACGCACACCCGACCATAGATCGGCACCAATTAACAACAACACCATCAGGTATATACCAAACAGCATCCACACTACAGTCACAATCTCATTCATGCCTTTCATCTTTTTTTAATTTAAAATATAATTCGATGAACAAACTTACCTATATCGAGACAGAAGAGCGGCGTTGAGAAGTTGGAAAGCGGTCGCAATGCGTGCGAGTAAAAGAGAAGCAGAGGAAAAAAGCATCATAAAATACAGAAATTAAAAATTAATATTTATACCTTCGCTGATATAACCACTTAAATACAAATTGTCATGGCTAAAAACGAAAAGGATGAAGTAGATAAGATCTCAAAAAAAATCATAATTTGGCTTATTATTATATCACTCTCCGTTTTTTTCTTCCCGTTTATTGGAACATTGATTAACCATTGTATAGGTCTGAATATTGGAGAACTATACACTTTTGGTATAGCTGACAGAAAGGATTTCTTTTCCGTTTGGATAGCTTTATTTGGCGCAATAGGTATTGCAATCAATATATATCAGAATCACCGGCGTACAACAAATCAAGATATACAATTAGTAAATCAGAACATACAGTTGGAAAAACAAGATAAACAGTTGGAAAAACAAGCCGAACAAATTCAATTGCAAGGTACACAACTTGAATTACAAAGTAAATCACAACGCGATTCCCGTTTTTCTAAAGGAGTTGAATTATTAGGGAATGCCAATGAATCGGCTAGAACAGGGGCTGCGTACAGCTTGTTTTTTCTTGCAAAAGATTATCCGGAAGAATTCGCAAAGCCTGTTTTTGAGATTCTTTGCTCTCATATTCGTAACATCACTACCACGGAAGAATACAAGAAGAAGAATAATGAACGCCCGTCAAATGAGATCCAAAGTATATTGGATTTATTATTTAAAAATGATGAAAGCAGACCTATATTTGATGGATTAAAAGCAAATTTGGCATATAGCTACCTATATGGAGCCGATTTATCAGAAGCCGATTTATCAGAAGCTAATTTATCAAGCGCAAATCTATTAAAGGTTATATTATTAAATGCTAATTTATATAGAGCAGACTTGTCAGAAGCGTACTTGTCAGAAGCTTATTTATTTGGAGCAAATGCATCAGAAGCGAATTTATCAGGAACGGATTTGTCAAAATCTTTTCTAAATGGTGCAAATTTATCTAGAGCTAATTTCCTAGGGTCAATTCCACTAGAATTGAGTCCGTTAAAAGCAAATCTATCTAGGGCATATTTAATGAATACAGATTTATCTGGAGCCAATTTATCCGGAGCTGATTTATCCGGAGTTATAATAGACAATACTACATTTTCAGTAGAGACAATTCTTGATGGAGTTGATATATCTCAGATTGGTCTCAATAAAATAAAAGGTAAAATAAACCCTAAATATCTACCCAACCCAGAGAATAAAACAAATGCAGACAGCCAATAGGCTACCTGCACAAACATTTGCAACGAATTAGCACCGCTTCTACTCAGTAACTTTGCAGAAATTAAATTTAGATTCCTAAACATAAAAATACAAAGCTCTTAAATTAGTTATTTGAGTTAAGGCTTGCTTTCTGTTCACTTAAGATTATTTCAAACAGAATAATGAAACAGCAAATTGTGAAAAAAAGGATGTTTATTTTTCTATTAAAGTTTAAATAGAGATAGTTACTATTTTAGGGACTTTACGATATGGAATCGTGATTTTCATTTCATTTGCTTCATAAAAATTAAAGCCATTCAAATCATTTTGTCTATTTGATATCATGTTAGAATAACAATTATCAAAAGTCATTAAATTAACATCATATTTAAGATATTTATAATATATATCGGGGTATTTTCCTCCATTTCGATTACATGCATCTTTATCTGAAAAATAATTTCGGAAATGATAATAATCATCTCCTTTTGACTGATCTAACTCTAATTCCATAACTTCACCTAAAGAACGCCAATAGCCTTCATTAGATGTCATTTGTTGATACACAAATTCTTCACTAACGAGCGCATATATTAACTCCATAGTCCTGCCATGTTGAGTTTTAAAGTAAAAACCGGTATGAACACCTCGCAATTTTTCATAGATGTTTTGAATCTGCATTCTATGAATTGAATTAGAAATAACATTTTGCATTCTATCAAAATCTCCAGAGTACAACTCTAAAATATTATTATAAAAGTTCATACGACATTATTTATTGAAAATTACTACAATAATATAAAATTGAGTATTACTACAAGCCAAAATTGTCTTTTTTAACTATAACTACAATTTCCGTCCCTATTTGTAACGATAAACAATATTAATCCGTTGCCATAGCTTTTTTTACCATTAAATGTCCCGATTCAAAATAAATCAGGGCACCCACATTTGTTAACAAACTAACAACCGCTTCTACTCGGCAGTCGCATTTTCACTTGTCAATCCCGCTTTCACCTCTGCAAGCACTGTTTCAAATACAGCAACATGCGTTTTCTTGTAGATATAATAAATTTCATCATTATTCATAAGCAAATGTCATTCCGGTATCATCTCTTATGTACCACGCATATCCAATACCTAGATAGGTTTGTGCGGGAATAGAAATAAATTCATATATCCGTCCAGCCGATAACGATGTAATCTTGTTTACTGCACTATCTCCCGGATGAATATTTGGTGATAGGAAAACTTTTAATGCTCCATATACGCTACATGATATAGCAGGAGGATTAATCGGAATAGATCGGCCCGGGGGTAATATTTGCATAAAAATTAGCTTCATGCCCGGATTATCATCAGGTGAAGGCAATACTATTTTATATGAAGAAAAAACACCTGCGGGTATTGAAATATAAGTCCCCTGATATGGCAACAGATCCTGAATATATCCACTATTCACATCAGGCAGATTGCGCCATGAATATACAGGGGTAGACCTGTTTTTAGTCAAACCGTTAGCGTCCCATTCTATTGCACCGTTAGCCACTCTTCCTGAACCATCCTCAGCCCATCGGTTAAACGCAGTATCTCCACTTATACCACCGGACCACATTCTATACCCTGTCGCGCCGGCACCTGCGCCACTCATTCCGGCAGTAACTGTTCCATCATCCTTCTTAATTACTACTTCTCCATTTCTAATTTCTAAAGCCTGCATAGAAGTCACAAACTTCTGTTTTTCTTCGTCCCACTGCCAACGTATTGCACCGCCGGCCAGATACCCTGATTTATCAGCGTTGAATTGTGCCGATTCATTACCAAACATTGCTGAACCGTCAGGATAGATGCAGTAGGTAGTATGCCCGCTTTCGTCAACACCCTTGACCATTCCGTTCACGCAATAAAAACCTCTAAGGCCTCCACTGCCTGGTATTTCTCCACCTATTCTGATCTTTACTGTATTACTCCAGTCGGTTGAGTTTATCCCGAACATTACATCGATAGCCGGTTGCCCGCCTTCATCGGCGTGTATATAAATAGCAGATTGTCTCGTTGTATCGGTTTCATTACCGAACTGAACAATCTCATCTCCCGGTTCGGGAGGATTGAGTACTGTTCCGTTCTCATCTTTCTCAAAATCAGAAACTAAAAGATGAATAACTGAATTGCTGTCTGAAATTGACTGCACCTTGACATGGTAAAGTTTAACAAAAACGCCTGTGAAGGTCTGGCATTTTATAAAATCATCCGTCTTAAAGGACATCTCATCTTCGAGCGTTATAAGATACTCAGTACCATCTTGAGACAGAGTAACAGTTTTTATCTTGCCGTTACCCTGCGTGATGCCTAATGCTCCTTTTATTGACCTTATTTTTTGAACCAATAATTCAAATACGGTAAAGGTACCACGAACCATCAATGCATCTATCTCTAGTTTATATTTTCCAGATATATATTCCCATAACTTCCATCCATGACCGGCAAATCCGGATAGAAAATTCTCAGTGTATTCATCTATCGTTTTCCCTATCGAGTTAACAACCTTGTTTCCTGTCTTTTTGACGGAAACAAGGAAGCCGCGAATACCTGTTGATTGTAGTATAGCCATATTATGATAATTTTGTGAGTTCTATTAGATTGAGTCCTGGCCGCCAGTATAGATTTGCCGTGCTCCACCATGCCAAGTCAACAGTAGAAGTTGCTGACAGTGTGAATAATAACGTGTTGTTATATTGGTTATTATTCACTGGACTAAAATTAACGTCTCCGACGACAGCTGAAGCAAGTTCTGTTGTACCAGAAAAAAGACCATACATACACTGTTGACGTGTCGTTTCGGTGATTGATAGCGATGACGAAGTAGACCATAATAATTTAATTTGGTATGATCCTTGAGGAAGAGTAAACGATAATCTTGTTTTTGCCGCAGAATTAGAAACGACCGAACATACATTATAGACTGCCGCCGCATATATTCCTGTGTCATCTAATGTTGGATTAGCTGTTGCATTAATTCTGACATTAGTACCTTCTATCGTAAATATATCATTAATAGCATATTTATTATTATTCAGATTGACATACCAATTAATTAGATTACCATTAGAATCTTTTAATTGCTTATCTGTATAAGAGCTGTGAGATGCCGGATATACCTGATTAATCGTATCTCCATTATCAACAACTGTCGTAATAGTATTTGCCGTTGCATTATTGAATGCTATAACAGATTTCACTGATGGTGCGGCGGCTGCCAGTTGAGTAATAGGTATTGTCCTTGTTATATAACCTGCTGATATGATGATATTCGCATTTTTTAATGCACCTTCATTCTCAGATATATTCAATATTATTGTTCCGTTGCCGAAGCCGGAAGAAGGCTCTAAAGTGTAGTCAATATCTCCTGTTCCTTTAGTAGCAGACCAATTAGCATTACTGGTTACTGCAATTGTGATTGCCCCTCCAATGGCGGATATACTATTGCTTGAAGCTTGTACTGTTAATGTAGTAGTGTCTAATGTGATACTGTCTGCCACTGTTGCAGATTCTCCTATTTCATTTTTCAATTTTGCATACACAGTCTTCAAGCCATCTCCCGATGACAAACCAAACTGAACAGTCGATCCGCTCCACGCAATCCATGAAGCACCTGTAAAACTAGAACTCTCACTAAGCATATAGTGAGTTGGAGTGCCGGATGCTGACATTAATATTGACACCTCTAATAGGCTTGTGGTATTGTCGCCCGAATTAATACCAATAGAGCTTAGTGATGGGGCTGACGTAACAGGAGGTGCTTCATAGGTAATTGCTGAATTAACAGATAAAGATTCACCTGTACTATTTTTCAATTTTGCATACACAGTCTTCAAGCCATCTCCCGATGACAAACCAAACTGAACAGTCGATCCGCTCCACGCAATCCATGAAGCGCCTGTAAAACTAGAACTCTCACTAAGCAT